CTTATTCAGAAGATGAGAAAGCAGATTGGAAGACTTGCTCATTAGTTCTTATCGACCAAAACAATAATAGATATTTGTCACATTATACTCGTACACACGCGCCTCAGGGTGAATTTATTGATTCAATATTAAACATGTACGAACAGAACCGTGGAGTTGTTACCTCCATTGGTATTCCAAACTCAGGCGTAGAAAAATCATTCTATCAGTCAGTATTAAAACGAGCAGAAGAACGAAAGATATATGCTCCATTCCAAGAACTTAAAAATACATTCATAACCAACACGGGTGCTAAAGCAACTAATAAGAAGATGAGAATTATTGCTGCTTTACAACCTTTATTTGAACAAGGTAGATATTATATTAATGAAAATCATTTCGAGGCTAGAGATGAGCTATTAACCATTGGTGCTTCAAGACATGATGATCTTGTAGATACCTTAGCATATGCAGAACAAATTATAACTCCATTCTATGAAGAGAAAGAATTTGATACAGGAAGATATGGAGAAAAACTTGAGAGTGAAAAACAATTCACTGGAAACAATTACGGATACTAGGGGAAAAAATGGCAACAAAATATTATAAGCAAGAGACACAACCAGCAGAATACATGAGCTCACAATCTCAGAGTGATGATGAGCTGTCTAATAAAATACAAGGTTGGAAAGAAGATGTAGAGGGCTGGGTTTCTACTTGGGAGACAGATCAAGAGAAATGGCATAAGATGCGTATGCGCATCAAGAAGAATAAAACCTTCCCATTCTCAGGATGTGCCAATCTCCGTATGCCTACGATTGAAACAAAGCTAAGAAAATTAAAAGCAGCTTTGGTAAATGTATTAACTGGTATCAGTCCTATAGTTCAGGTCACTCCATCACCAAGTGGTAATTGGCAATCAGCTAAAAAGATTGAGAAGTTCTTAGATCATCTTTGTATGAATGTAATGCAGATTAAGAACAAATTAATAATTGCTGTAGATCAGACTTTAGAAAAAGGTTTCTATATTTTAAAACCTTATTGGAAAGTACAGATAACCACAAGACAAGAAGAATTAAAGTTAGATGATATTTCAGTCCAAGAAGCACAATGGATATTTGATCCTATGCGCCAACCTGAAGAAATAGCACAAGCTATTATTCAGAAGTTTAGTGTAGATATGGGTGGAAGAGTTGCTGATGATAATAGAGAAGTTATTTTAGATGCTGTAGATAAGTTATTAGCTGGTGAAGATGAAATTATGATTGATGTTCAAGACATTATTGCTGATCATCCAGATATTGCTTTGTGCGAACCTGAAAGAATCTACGTTCCTACAACTAGTGGATATAATCCACAAGATTGTGATTATATTATCCATGAGTTCTTAATGCCATTGGAGCAAGTCAAGAATAATGTAGAATTAAAAGGCTGGAATAAACTAGCAGCAGATGAGATTGCCATGAAACAATCTATTAATCTAACAGATAAGAATATAGACTCTATCAAAGATCAACGTGAGGGAATAGAGAGACTTCAATCAGGAGATGAACTTGTAAGAATTTGGGAATGTTATTGTTACTATGATATCAATGATGATGGTAAGAAAGAAAAGTGTGTTGTTACTATGGCAGCAGACTTTAAACATATTTTAAGAAAGATTACATTACCATTCTTTTCAGGTAAAGTTCCATTCATTAAATTCTTCTATGAACTAATAGATGACAGATGGTTTTCTCATAGAGGTATTCCAGAGTTAATTGAAGACATTGTAAAAGAAATTGACATTACTCATATGCAGAAGTTAGATTATCAGACGATGGCTAACTCTCCTATGTTTCTATATAGAGCAGGACAAGTAGGAAAGAATACAACACAGTTTATGTTTGGACAAGGTTTGCCAGTTCATGGCATGCAACCATTGCAAGATACATTTGCTACAATCAATAAGCAAAATCCTAACGTGGAATATTCTTATGAGCGTGAACAGATGTTATTAGAAACTAAGGTTGAAGAATTAATTGGACAAGTAGACTATTCACTCCAGTCTATGATTAATAAACGACAACCTAGAACTGCTAATGAAGTTGGATTACAACAACAATCCATGCAACAAATATTCTCTCTAGATGCTGATATGTTTAGAGAACAGTTTGGAGAATTGGTTAATTTCATATATGACTTATGGTGTCAGTATGGAGATGACAAATATGAATTTATGTACTTTGGAAAGAATCTACAACAAGGTGAAAAGATTAAACTCACCAAAGAAGAGCTGCAAGGTAAGTATGTTATTACTATTCGTGGAAATGACCAAAACACGAATCCTCAGGTCAGACTTCAAAAAGCCCAAATGATTCTACAAGATACTTACCAAGCTCTTCAGATGGGTCTAGTATCCCCACAAGCTGTAAACAATGCTCGCATGAGAGCAATGCAAGAGATGGACATAGACGGAGTAGAAGAATTTATGATTCCACCAGAACCTAAACCACAAAAGGCAGACGTGAGAGTTAACGCTAAAGATTTAACAGATGGTGAAATGGCTCAAGTAGTCCAAAGCATGGGTCTTAAGCCAGATATTCAAGGCAGAGAGTTAAACGAGAATAACAGGACTGAAGAGTTAGAGTTTGACCAACTAGCAGAAGTTGCAAAGTTGTCTAAATAAAACAAAGAGAGGGCACTATGAATAAATATTGGGAAGAACAAAAGAAAAAGTATTATTCAGAAGTAACAGAAGACCAAGTAATTGGAAGAATCAAAGAATGCCAATTTGTAGTTGAGAAGTTAGAAACAGATCAACTATGGCTAACAGTATTAAAAGATGCAAATAACTGGGTTGTTAATATTGATAATGGTTGGCAAGATCAATACGATATTGATAAATTAAACCAAATGAGAGTTGTTAAACTAGCAGCTAATCAAATTAAGAATATGAAAGAAGGATATATTCAAGAATGGAAATTAGCACAAGAAGAGTTAGACAGACGTAGAAACCCTGAGAATGTAGAAAAGGATTATGATGGAGCCTGATAGAACATTACCACCACACGTTATAGCAGCATATACATTATTTGCAGAAGCAGATAAAACAAATATGAAAAGATTTACCTCAGATGCTACAGGGATAGCAAATGTTATTAAGAACAGAACATTAAATCCTGATAGATTTGGTGCTGATGTTTATGATGTAGTTTCATCTCCAGACCAGTTCACAGGATATGGTGGAGAAGAGTTTATGAAAGCTGCTTCTGGAAAGATGACAGAAGATGAGGCTAGATATTTAAAAAAAGCTTTCCAAATTACTTCTGGAGTTGAACGAGGAACTATTGAAGATAATACTGGTGGAGCAGATCATTACTATAATGATAAAATAGCAAAACCTGTTTGGGGTGAATTAGATTCACCTGAGAAAGTTAAGCAATGGGAAATGTATTATCCAGAAACTAAAAGAACTTCTGGGCATAGATATTCTAAAGAGACACTTAGAAAAAAATAGTAGCGAGGGCATAACAAGAGGGTGTAATAAAGAAAGTTTAGTCTGCTTAATAAGACTAACAAAAAAGGAAACAATGAACGAAGAAGAAAAAGCAGTATTAGGAGCGATCACTGGTTCGCAGGAATCTGCTACCGAAGCACCAGTCAAAGAGGATGTTGTGCAGGAAGTCGTCCAACCTGAACAGGAAGCTCAACCTGAAATAGAGCAAACTTCTGAGATCGAATCAACCCCAGCCCTGGAGTCTGGTATCACTCCTGTCGAAGATGTTGATGAGATGGGCGTTCCATTTAAGAATCGTTATATGGAAGCCGAACGGAAGAGAGCTAAGCTAGAAGATAAGATTGATAAATTAGTCGAACTTCAAAGCAAGGCTCAACAGCCACAACAGCAATACACGATTGACCAACTTGAAAGTTTTTCAGAAACTACTGAAGACCCTGGACATCGAACTTGGGCAAAGAGCGAAATTCGCAAAATGCAACAAGCCGAGCAAAAGGGAATGATTCAAAGTATTCTAGAAGAGAAAGAAAAGACAACTCGTGTTGAGCAAGTTAAGCAACAGACTTACCAGAAAGTAATCAACAGTAATCCAGAGCTCGTCCTTAAAGATAGAGCTGGCAATTTTGTTGGCTGGAACACAAAGAGTCCATTGCTACAACGCATTAATCTTTATATGAAAGACCCAGAGATTTCAAATAACCCTCGTGGTTTAGAAGTTGCTGAGGCGATGGCATTTAGAGATTTATCTAGGGCTAAGAACCCTGCTGTTGCTAAAAAGCTAGATGCACAAAGTAAACAGATTAAAAGCTTACAAAAGAAAACTCTTATAGAGGGTTCTGGAAGCGCCCAATCTGCTACTGTGAATTCTAGACAGGCTGCAATACAAAAAGGTCTAACAGGAAAAGTTAAAGATAGTGTCGATGCCATGAAGAGTATTCTTGGCGATTCAGGCATTATCAGAAAATAGAAAGGTTTCAAAATGTCAAGTGTAGCATATTCATACGAAGACAGTGCAGTACGTGAAGATTTACTTAACGTACTAACGAACCTCTCACCAACTGATACCCAGCTTATCACTGGTCTTGGCACAGGTGTTGCCCAAGCTCAGAGACATGAATGGTTGACAGACACATTATCAGCAGTTAAGACTAACGCTTATGCTGAAGGTGCTGATGCTTCATATCCTACAATTACTAACCCTTCAAGGTTAATTAATTATACGCAGATTATGCGTCAAGGATACCAAGTATCAGATACAGAAAGAGCAGTTAATACTGCGGCTTTTAATGACCGTCTAGCTTATGAAGCAACAAAAGCTTTAAAGATGTTGAAGAATGACATGGAATACGCAGTGATGCGTGGTTCATTAGCATGTGGTGCTTCAGCAGTAGTCGGACAGTTGAGAGGTATTAAAAATTGGTTGTCTCTAGTAACAGCCCAATCAGGAATTTCATTAAGTGAAAGTATTCTTAATGATTATTTACAAGATGTTTGGGATAATGGAACAGAAATAAACGCAGTATATGCACCGATGTATATTAAGCGTAAGATTTCTGCTTTCACATCTGGAGCAACAAAGAATTTCGAACAATCAGATCGTAGACTTATTAATGCAATCGATATTTACGAGGCTGATGCAGCTAAAGTTGTAAAACTTTTTGCTCATCGTCACGTTACAGTTAGTGGTGACACTAATTATGATATCGTTGGTATTAATGAGGACTTGTTCAAGGTAGCTTATTTACGTAAGCCAATGAGCAGACCACTTGCAAAAGTTGGTGACGCTGAAAGAGCTGAAGTTCTTACAGAATGTACTTTAGAATGTCTTCACCAGTATGGTGGATTCGTTGGACAAGCTCATCTGTAATTAATACAGGTATGGGGGCTTCGTGCCCCCTACCAATAAGGAGAGCGATGGCGTTTGTAAGAAGTACGAATAAGATGGATGCAATAAAAGCATATTTAAACACTTGGCTTAAAGATGAAACAATGTACTGTAACTATTGTGGTGTAGATTATATGCCTCATATTGTAGATACAGGTGAAGGAACTTATAATCAACTTTGTTGTGAGAATCCACAGATTGGTCGTAACATAGACCACACAAAGGGATTGATTAAACAAAACCAAGAGCTAACAAAGAACTTGGACAAAGAAACAGGTGCAATGAAGAATGGTGCTATGAGAATAGGACTATCATTACCACCAAGACTCTACACAGATTTAAAGAAATATTTTGAAGGATATGATGAGAAGTTCTTAGATACACCTCAAGAACTACATGCTTTTATGAGAGAGTTTAAACAATTCACAATACCAAGATCAATATAGGAGAGGGCAATGAGCATAGCATTACATATTATCTGTAAAGATGAAGTAGAAGTTATAGATAGACTAATCAAAACATATCATACATATTTTGATTCTATCGATGTTGCAGTAGATGATGAAAAAGCATTTAAAGAAATTAGTAATATTGAACATCCGAAACTTAATACCTATTTCTATGAATGGGATGGATATGAGAGAGAATTAGGGTTTCCTAAGTTTGATAAGAAGAGAAACTTCTTAGTAGATAAATGTACAGAAGATTGGTATTTCAGATTAGATACAGATGATGAGATTAGCGACCCAACATTAATCAAAGCTATTGTAGATAAAGCAGATAATAGTAAAGCAGATTTAATATGTTGTTATTACGACTACGCACGAGATGCAGATGGGAATACACATGCAGCACATAATAGAGAAACGATTATCAGAAACAGTGGTAAGTATTATTGGAATAAACATATACATGAAAATCTTATCCCTGTCCATGGCAAGCCTAGTGCTGTAATTGAGAACTCATTAAAGATCATTCATCATCTAGATGCAGAACATGCTGTTGAATCTAGAAACAGAAACTTAAAGTTCTTATTTAAAGAATATGAAGATACGAAAGATAACCCAGACCCAAGAACATTAGCATACCTTGGAAGAATGCTCTACCCAATGGGTAAATTAAAAGAAGCTAAAGCGTTCTTAGAGGAACACATTTCTAAGTCAGGCTGGGATGAAGATAGATGTATAAGCTGGTGTATGTTAGCAGATATTATGCTAGACCAAGGAAACACAAGTCAAGCCATAGCATGCTGCAACGAAGCACTCCAAGAAAGACCTGATTACCCAGATGGATATTTAAAGATGCATTGGATATTCTATAAGACTGGTAAGTGGGAGAAAGCTATTCATTGGGGTAAACTAGGACTAGCTCTTACGAGACCGAAGACATTTATGCTTATTGATGAAGCAGCCTCTACATGGAGACCAGCTATATCAATGGCACACGCCTATCTAATGAGCAATAAAGTCACAGAAGCTAAAAAGTTCTTTGACATAGCAGAGAAATATGCTCCTAACTTAGATTGGGTAAAAGAGAATAAAAGACTTTTCGAAGACGCTGTATTACACAAATCATTCTTAGATAAGTTTATGTGGTTATTAGAGTTCAACAAGATGAAGGGTAAAGAACAAGTACAAAGCATGTTCGATATCATTCCTCCAGAACTACAGAAACATGAACTATTAGTTAAGCTAAGACATAGATACTCAGAACCAAGGCAATGGGATGACAACGAAATTGCTATATTCTGTGGACAATCTTGGGAAGAATGGTCAGCTCCGTCAGTTCTAAAAGGTATCGGTGGCAGTGAAGAAGCTGTTATCTATAACTCAAAAGAACTAGTAAAGCTAGGTTACAAGGTAACAGTATTCTGTAACTGTGGTGAGATGGAAGGCGAATTTGAGGGTGTAACATATAAGCAATTCTTTGAATTTAACCCATTTGATAACTATAACATTGTTATTGCATGGAGAGGAAACATCTTTGGAGATATTAAAGCCAAGAAGAGAATCATTTGGTTACATGATGTTCCTATACAAGGATTACTTAAAAAAGAGGATGTTCATACTTATGACAAAATTATGGTGCTTTCTGAGTATCATAAGTCTTTACTCCCTGATTATATACCTGAACACAAAATATCGTTAACGACTAATGGTATTAACTTAAAAGACTTTGAACTTAAGAAGCAGCCTTCTCGTAACTTGAAGAGGCTCATTTATACCTCAAGCTATGATAGAGGAATCCAGAACCTATTAGAAGTTTGGGCTGATGTTATTAAAGAAGTACCAGAAGCTGAGTTACATTTATTTTATGGTTGGGATTGTTACGATGAGATGATGAAAAAAGGTCATCGTTCTCCAGACTTTAAAGTATATATGCAGAAACTAATGTCTCAGCCTGGAGTATTCGAACATGGAAGAGTTAATCATAAAGAACTGATTAAAGAGTTTTATAAATCAGGAATCTATGCTTATCCATCACACTTCTGCGAGATTAGCTGTATCAGTGCTATGAAGGCTCAAGCGTGTGGATGTGTACCACTAGTCTTTAAATACGCTGCCCTTAGTGAGACCGTGAAGGCTGGTGTTAAATTAGAGGGCATTGGTAATAACAAAGAAGACATGGTTAGATACAAAGAAGAATTGATTAAGCTTCTTAAAGACTCAGCATATCAAGAAGAGCTGAGAAAAGAAGTCGTTACACACAAAGAAGAGTTTGGTTGGGATAAAGTTGCTAAACAATGGAAAGATGAGATATTCTCTCTAGAGGGAAATGACTATCGTTCCATGGATGACTACAAAAAGGAATATACTACCAATGGAGAATTTAAACTATCCAACTTTGATAATGGCACCATTATGTATCACCGTAGGTATCAGTTTGTGGTTGAGAATATTCAGCGGCTAGGAATTAAAAGTATTCTAGATGTCGGGTGTTCAGACGGTGCAATGACATTTGCTATTAATGAGATCACAAAGATTAAAGTAGATGGTGTAGACGCAGATGCCAAAGCAGTTCTATTTGCTCAAAGCTATGCAGATAAATCTGAATATGATTCTAAATATTATCATTCAGTAGTTGAAGAGTTTGAACCTGAGCAGAAATACGAAGCTGTAGCATGTTTAGAAATGATAGAACATGTTATAGACCCTAAAAGTGTATTAGATAAGTTAGAGTCAATGGTTGAAGATGGTGGTTATGTAATTATCTCTACTCCAGATAAGAATGGTTTCTTTGGAGAAGCTAATTTCAATCCACAACATATTAATCATTATGACAAAGAAGCACTTGAAGAGCTTATAGGTAAAGATAGAATAGTTGATTGGGATACTGTTACACCTGACCTATTAACAGTGGTATACAAGAAATGAAGATAGGTTCGATAACTTTATCTTATAATGACGAGGGCACTATAGGAGGAACACTTAGATGCCTAAGCAAGTTCGTAGAGACCAGGCTCGTCCTAATTTCAGAAAAGCCATACTTTGGAGAAGCTGCAGAGCCAGACTTGACGGAGGACATAGCGTGGGACGAAGGTGCAGAAGTAATCAAAGGCACTTGGGCTTTAGACCATTTCCAGAGGAATCTGGGAAATAAACTCTTAGCTCATATGGATTGGATATTAACATTCGATTCAGATGAGATGATGACAGAGATAGACATGGAGAAGCTTATACGGACTCTAGAGAAGTCTAAAGAGAATGCCTATCTAATCAACCCTGAGGTGTACTGGAAGGACACTAAGCATAGGCTAAGACCTAAACCTTCCTATAGTCCAGTGATTGCTACAAGACCACATGTAAGGTTTACTTACATAAGGAATATAGACACACCAGCACCAGTGATAGAGGGCATAGAGATGCATCACTTAAGCTGGAGTGATCCTAAGGACATAAAGAAGAAAGTTCTAGCATATGCGCATGCTACAGACTTTAATGGTAAGAAGTGGTATAAGGAAAGATACGAACATTGGACACCAGGAGATAAAGTATTCTTGCCTGATGGAGAATACTCAGCTATTGAATATCCACTACCAGAGGAACTGAATGACCATCTCAGTTGTAATACCAACGCTGATAAAGAATAACAAGCATTTGGCTTTAACTTTACAGTGTATTGAAAAAGCAGAAACGTGTACAGAAGTTCCATTTGAAACAATAATCGTAGAAACATGCAGTAACTACTTAGAAGACTTTGCGGATATATACTTACATGAACCAGAAAAAACAAATGATGTTAGGAGCTTTAATAATGGTTTTAAACATTGCAATGGTGATTATGTCTGCTTCCTTACTAATGATGTATTGGTGGATAACGGATGGCTGGAATCACTGGTAGAATGTTTTGACAAAGAAGATTGTGGAATAGCTACCCTAGCAACAGATCAGTTCAGACACAAGAAGCACAAAGATATTAAAGAAGGAATTTGGTTCTCATTAGCCATGTGGAAGAATGAAGGAGAGTTATTTAATGAAGATTATATTAACTCATGGAATGATACAGACTTTATAATGAGGCAATATTTAAAAGGTAGAAAAAGTTACAGGAACTATAACTGTGTAGTACATCACGAGATAGGTGCTACTCAATATGCTGATGCAAAACATTATGAGAACTTTAGGAAGAACAAAGAATTATTTAAAAGCAGATATAGGGATTGTGGGATACCTATATATGACGCATTAATAAATGGGATAGTAATTTAGGAGATAAATATGGGAAGAGACTTTAGTGTGATGAAAGATAACGTAGCGAGTAGAGTGCAGAACAGTTCTACTTCTATGAAGACCTTAATAGGTCAGTGGATAAATAGACGATATTTCCAAATACTAAGGTCTATTAATTGGGAATATATTAATGAGGATTATACTGTAACGACAGTAGCTGGAACACAAGATTATGTATTGCCAGCAGACTTTGGCAAAGAGATGTATGCAGTAGATTCAACAAATAATACAAACTTAAAAAGAATAGATTTTGAAGAGATTGTTAGAAATTATTCTTCAGAATTAGAAGATTCAGGATACCCGGAAAGATATGCAATCTTTAATTCAGATGATGGCAGTAAATACTTACGCTTACACTTCGTGCCTAATGGTGCATATAACATCGTTTTTCCATATATGGTTAAACCTACAGCATTATCTGCCGATACAGATGAGCCAGTTCTAGGCTTAGAAGATGTTATAGAGATTGGAGCAGAAGGCGATGCTTGGAGATACATGAGACAGTTCTCTAAGGGTAAAGAATTTGAGATGATGTTTAATAATCATCTAGCAGATTATATTTGGGATAAAGAAAATCAACCTAATCAAGTTATGCAATTCAAGCCAGTTACATTTAATAAAAGCGAGCTATATTAATGTTTAGACAAAAGAATATGCGAGAAGCTTCGTTTAGTGCTCCAGATGACCAGAGGCTATTTGCTATATATAAAGACTTTTCTGGAGGTGTGAACGAGAGAGTACATGCTAGAGATTTAAGTGAAACTCAAGCAGTTACTTTAGAAAACGCTGATCTAAGTACACCTGCTACAGTTTCTAAGAGACCAGGAAGTGTATTGATTGGTGATGATATAGGTGATGATTCTCCAGTAGCATTACATAATTTCCAGATACAAGGA